GGAGCCGATACTACAGCCCCATCGCCCTCGCCTTTCGGTTTTATCCCTTGGCTTTCCAAATAGGTGTCTACCCACGCCATCACTTCCTGCACAGGCATTGCCCACACTGCTTGTGCGGTAAAACCAAATTTCGCCAGCACCATCACCGCTTGCCGATAATTTGCCAGTGCCGATTTTAGACTGGGGCGTTTGTCTGTTCCTCGTCCGCTTTTAAATCCCCAGCGAGCATTCGCTTTTTTCGCAAGTCCAAAATTAAGCCCGAAATCAAGCCGTAATCATCAGTGGTTAAATGCTCCAGCAAGTAATGCGGCGTAAGCACCTTTTGGGGAATCCCCTCCACCTCAATCTGCTCACGCAAATAAGCAAATTCAGCCAGCACTTCACGCACTCGTTCAGGCGTGTTTTCAGGTAGCTCAAGCGTCTCAATGGTTTCCAACGCACGGCATTCCGCCCCCATCGTAAGTGCCGATACTTGCACCGTATAATAGAGCTGCCCTTGATAGGGCAAGCCCAACAATAAATTGCCAGTAACCGTCAATTGCATTACTCAACCACCTTCTCAAGTGCACCCAGCTGAATATCCACCACGGCTTCATTATCTACCGTGTAGCTTTCGCCCACTTCAGTCGTAAAGCAGCCTCGGTAAGTGGTGCGTTTATCCGCTTGATTAAGCGGGTAAAGCGTTAATTTAGCGTCCGTGATATTATCCCAATCAATCTCGGAACCATCAGTCGGTTTTACCGCCGTAATCGAAAGGGTATATTCCGCAATACCCTGAATAAACCCACGCATACGTCCCGAGCTATTTAAGGTTTTCACCCCTTTACGCCCCGTGTTCACTTTCGGATCGCACTTCGTGACTTCGACTTCTCGACCGTCCACTTCAAGGACGATTGCCCCAATATATTCCATCTACCCCTCCCCTTATGAAACGAGCATCACTTTAGTTGCCAACACGTGCAAGCCTTTCACAACATCCGCAGGTACTTCGGCATCAATACGGCTATCATCTTGCGGATTCACCACACAGATTAAACGAGCCTTGTTTTCTGCCACGTTTTGCCAAATCTCCAGCTCTTCGAGTTTAAACATCACATCCAAAATTTCCGAACGCACCTTCGCAGGCGTTTTCTTCTTCACCAATTTTGAACGACCAAAACGCAATGCCAAACGTTGTTCAATCGCCTTACGCCCATAATCTAACGAACGAATCGTACCAAGCTCTAAATAACTTGGATCATCCACACCTGTTGGCGATTTGGTGTAAGTGGTAATCGCACGCATAATCTGCACACGATGATTGACAATGTTCAGCGGGGTCAAACCGTTGAAAAGGGCTTGATTATATTCCGCCCACGTTGGAATCTGAGCATCATTGACCAACGCCAAACCTCGTACGGGCAGCGTATTTAACGGACGAGCAGGATCTTCCTCGCTCGCAATCACCGCCGCATAACCTGCCGCTAACATTGCATTTGATTCCACTGAACCTTTATACCACGCTACTGTTAAACGTTCAGAATTAAGGGCAGAGGTAAACGTTGTACCTGTGGCTAACGTACCACGCCACGCCATCACACCAATTGCTGGTTTCTTCGCGGTCGGAGCAGATACGGCTTCCAAATGAGCCTTTAACGCAGCCGCATTGTCCGTATCCGTAAACGGGCTGACAATCACGTTGTAATGCGTCCCTGCCACACTTGCAAAAGCGGTCGTAATATCAGGATTTTGCTGACCGTTCGCCATTGCCGACAAATTAAGGCTTACTCCCGTTGCGGTATTGGTAGAACTCAACGTAATCTCATTACCTAGTTCGCCTTTGCTTTTTGCCTTTAACGTCAACACTTTTTCGTTGACCGTTGCGGTGACGGGGCTATCAGCTTGTGCATTAATTAAAGCCGCTAAACGGGTAGCAATGGCGGTATCATTCTCGCCTTTAGCAATGGCAAGCGGATATTTCACACCTGCAATCACAAGCGTTAATACCCCTGCCACGCTTGCCGTACCTGTCACTGTTGCCGAACCTGTTGCCGCCACACCTGCCGAATGATCAAGTAAACCAACCACCGTCAAATTCATATTCGGGTTATTTTTCAATGCCTGACGTACCATTAAATGCGCCCACGACCCTGCTCCGAAATGATTTGCCGCTTCCACGTCCGAATACACCTTAATCGGTGCCGAATAACTACCAGAGGCAAGTTCCATCGTTTGTGGGGCAAGAATCAACACCTCTTGCGGATTGACGGGCAATGCCGTCACCGCTTCTTTATTGTCATATTCCGTATAAACTCCAGGAAAGCGAATACTACTCGGAATCTGATTAAATTCGATATTTGACATTATTTATCCTCGCCATTGTTTGCATTGCGTTCTACTTTTTTGACCGCTTGCGTCTTATCCACTAGCAAATCCCCATCGGCAATGCGGCGTAAATAATAAGTGGTTGCTTCCACCTCTACCGCTTGCTCATCTGTAATATACTGATGCGGTGCATCTTCCATCGGCACACGCACGCCCTTTGTTGCTATTACTTTCATAAATCCACCTTAAAGCCCATTTGGGCATTGCTATCAGGCTCATAAATTCGCCCTTCAACCCCTGTCAATTCAGGCACTTCACTTAACTGCCCACGATAATGTTTAAACAGGTATTCAATATTTTCTTTATCGTCCGAACCTTCAGGAAATAACCCATCATCTAACGCAGGAGCTTGGTGATAATTCATTTCAAACTCCACCGAATAGGCAGAGAGCTTTTCCGCTTTCACTTCAGCATTATTCCAAAGCGTCCGTACCCGCAACGGCTTAATCGGCTCAACCAATCCATCTAGCGTTTGGTTAATCAGCAAATACTTCACCGCTTCAATCAGCTGATTTGCCCCAATTACACGCTCATCACCTTGTCTGCCTGCAGCATCACTGCGATAAGAACGGGTAAGCACCAACACCACAAAAATGTCGCTATTTTTAAACCGCTTGCCACTATTCATCCCCACGCTCATAGGCGTGATTTTTGAGCCACCGTAAGAGGTCAACACCGCAGGCAATCGCCGAATATCTAAATTCAGGTCATCCAACTGCCCTGTGTAGCTCTCCACACGGTAAACCATCTGCCCCAATCCACGCGTTAAGCGGTTAATCAACGCCTTTTCGATTTTGGTTATCACGACTAAACACCCTCGAATTTCCGTGCGAAAACATCACCACCATATCGCCTGTCGGGTCAGCTTCCAGTTGTTGCTCAATGCCTAGAGCCACCACACCTTTTGCCAACAGTTTCAGCTCGGCAACTGCATCTTCATAACGCTCACGCACATCATCGGTGAGCAGCACATTACTCATACCACACAACCGAAAACGAGCTAAATCGCAACAAATCCGCACCAAGTTGGCAGGCACTTTTGCCAGTGGTAACTGATAACGGCTCACCAAATAGCCATCAATTTGCGAGCTACTATCTGCGAGTGCCATATTCAGCACCTCTTCATTTACTTCGTTAAGGTAATCGCGGTCGGTTAATTCCAGAGCCTGCTTTTCCCCTACCCGTAAAATGAAGTCTTCCACCGTGGCATACACCACCGCATCACTCTTCGCACTCATATTCACACGCTAAATACGGATCGCCAATAAATACCCCTACTGCCTCTTCAGGAATATCTGCAATCGGAATACGCACCGCCGTTTCTTTGTTAAAACGATAACCGCAACGCCCATAGCTATCTTGTGGATGCGATGTGCGTAAAGTGATTAACAACGCCACGCATTTCACCGCTTCGCCTGTTAGGGCTTTTTCATCAGCCCCCGTGCTGCCCGTTGTGTTTTCGGCTTTTTCTGCCGTTTCCGTTTTGTTTTCTGTTTCTGATTTTTTAGCCATAAATCCTCCGTGGGGGCAAATTACATTTGCCCAATATCGGTGTTGGATTAGGGCAAATATAATTTGCCCCTACCGTTCATTATTGATTACTCAATAATCTGCGAACTCACCACCACTTTTAAGCGACCTTTTAAAATGTTGGTTGTACCGTTAATCAACTCACCTTCACAAATCTGGCGAGCCTTAAACTCTAACGCAGGTGGCACGATAATCACATTCGGGCGAATGTTGAGCAACTTACCGCC